CTACAAGCAGCCGCTTTGGTATTGATCTGGCAAAACCTGGAAGCGAGGCCTGGCGTCCCGTTCGGCCAGAGCCTCATTCCCAAAGGAGAGAAAACATGGAGTTGCGTGTTCTTGCGTTAGGAACTGCCCTTCTCGCTGCAACAGTTCCATCTCTTTCCAGCTCCGCCGAAGCAGCGCCGTTTGGATGGCACGGTGGCGGTTGGAGCGGCGGCTGGCATGGCGGTGGTTGGGGATGGGGCGGCGTAGGCCTTGGACTGGCCGCCGGAGCGATCATCGGCAGCGCGTTAGCGGCTCCATACGGCTATTACGATGCCGCTTATCCGTATGCCTACCCGGGCGACTACTACGGCTACGGTTATGCTCCTGCTGTAACTTACGCATATGCTCCCGCCGTTACCTACGGCTACGGATATGGATACCCAGGCTATGGGTACGGCTACAGGCGCTATGGATACGGCGTCAGGCCCGCTTATCGATATGGCGCCAGGTACGACGGTTATCGACACGTGGCGCACTATGGGTATCGGCGCTAATCGCTCGTAACAGCAGCGCGTGAGCGTCTGCTAACTAGTCCCGTCCCATGCTTCGTCGTAAAAGGCATTCCGCTGCGGCGGACGAAGCGGATGATTTTCGCCGCAAAGCCGAAGCATGTCGTCGACTCGCTGCCATTGAGCCAAGCGAAGATGAGACGTCATACTGGTTGCGACGGGCGGATGAGTGGCAAAAACTGGCAGCCGAGGCTGAACGCTTGAGTAATCGTAAGTGAGGAGAGGTCGGCAGACTGCCCGATTTGCTGCAGGCCCAAACGAGAATTGGTGTTTGGAACGCACTAATTTTCTCGACTCCAAGTCGAGCTTTGAGCAAACAGCCACAAGAGTGGTCTAGCCGAACATAAAGTTCAAATGCAGCGCTCCTCGACGGGCGTCAGCCGGTAGTCGTTGCCGTCGAGCGTTGCCGGAGGGCCTCGATGTCTTCAGGCTCTCGTTGGTCCACTAGGCGCCGGCCTTGCCCTCAGCCCTAAGCAACTCATCTAGCTTCGCGTGAATGGCTTGGGTGTCCGGGTGTTCGGCGCGTTGAATGAAAAGGGTCATGATCCAAGTCGCCGCCGTGGCAATGCCAGTCCAACTAAAAGAGCGAGGATCGAAGATCAGCCAGAGGGTGACGTAGATACCGACCACTAAAAACGCCGCGGGATGGGCAGTTGCAACGCCGATCGTCGTAAGCCATGCGCGGAGCCGCTGCACCCATTTGAAACGCGCGGCTGATCGATAGAGTTCCTCTATCCGCTGCCCATGGCGCCAAAAAGATTCTTCCGGGGTGGTCTTCAGCGGCCCAGTAATCCAGCAGGCTGCCTTAGCCCGACACCTCTCCCGGGATTCGCTACAGACGATGGTTTCCCGAGCAGCTGGCACGCGTTGCTAGCACTCGTTGTTCACCCTGAATTCGAGAGGCTATCGGATGGAGCTCTCTGTTTTTTGCGATGCAATAGTGGAATCGGGCCGACCAATAGGGAACTTGAAATGGGAAGATTTGTTGAGGAGGTAGGATAACGAGTGAGGACGGTCTGCGGGTCAGGAGACGTCACGTGGATAGCATCATTTATCTAGTCGGCCTCATTGTTATTATTATGGCCATCCTTTCATTCCTCGGCCTGCACTAATTATTTGGAGGCCGTCATGGATGTGAGGTCAGAGCCTACCACCGCCGCCGTCGACAGAACCGTGTTGCCCGTCTCCTATGTTCAGTGGCGTCCCGCGATCGCCGGGGGATTGGTTGCCGCTGCTGCCTTTTTTGTTTTGATGACCTTTGCCACAGCAATGGGACTAGCTGTGGCGTCGACTTCTCCCACCTGGCGGGACACTTCGGTTGGGCTCGTAGTGCTGTCCGGTGCCTGGGTTGTTTTGACTGCAATAGGCAGCTTCGCATTGGGTGGCTATATCGCTGGCCGAGTTCGCTCCTCTTGGCGCGCCAACGCTGATGAAGTCCATTTCCGCGATGGCCTTCATGGGCTGCTGGTATGGAGTATTGCGATCGTTATCGGAGTAGGCTTAACGTGGGCAAGCGCGACAACCGTCAGCCGGTCTACGATCAACAATGTAGCGCGACCGACTTCGAACCAGAGCGGAACGAACGCGGGCGAGCCAAGCTTTCTTACGTTCGAACTTGACCGCCTCTTCCGCAGTACAAGCAATAGGCAGCAAACATCCAACGCCGATACGCGCGCCGAAGCTGGCCGAATTATTGAAAGGGCTTTAGGGAAGAACCAATTAACCGGCGACGATCGTGACTATCTTGTGCATCTCGTATCCACCCAAGCAGGTCTTCCGGCGGCCGACGCCGATCATCGAGTGGCACAGGTCATAACGGAATCTCGCGACGCCTCAAGGAAGGCTAGGCAGAGTGCCGTGGTGTTAGCGTTCACGATAGCGGCAGCACTGGCGGCTGCTGCTGCGGCGGCTTGGGGTGCAGCGATCATTGGCGGGCGACACCGCGACGAGAATATTACTCCCTCTATGCGTTTTTCGTGGGGTTTAGGAAGTCATCGGGCCTAGCTTCCGAGCCATCAAAGGGACGGCAAAGCGCTTTGCCATTGCGGGTAGCGAGCCGCACGCCATCGGCATCCCTTGTGGGGAGAGGGCTTAGCGGCGGACGTGTGAGCCCATCCTTTCGGCTGGATGAGCATAGAATGGGGTCCGCCGCATGATCAAAGACCTTTGGTACAAAAATGCAATCATCTATTGCCTTTCGGTCGGCACCTATATGGATGCGAACGGCGATGGGATCGGCGACTTCCAAGGTCTCATGCGCCGTCTCGATTATTTACACGGCCTTGGGGTGACGGCGATCTGGCTAATGCCGTTTCAGAACTCGCCGGGGCGCGACGATGGCTACGACATCAGCGACTACCGCCGCGCTATGGCAAACCGTTTTTGCCGCCTAGGGGGGGCATATTTTTTTCGCCAGGGGCCCCCCATGCCGCGGCGCGTTGCCGCCGCGTCTTTACTACCTCCAATGTTTTCCGAACCTGCGAGAAAATTATTTTTAGCGACATTGGTCTGATCCGGGCTTAACGTCAGGGATCGTCGCCTAACCGTGAGAGGAACAATGCCGCGCATTTCCGCTGATGCCATGAGCGTGGTTCCAGCCTTTGAAATCGACTTTCCGCCACCGGCTCATTTGAACGACGCCGAAGCGACGGTCTTTCGCGACGTCGTTGGAAGCGCCGACCGGGGCCATTTCCGGCACGAGGATCGCGAGCTACTTGCGTTGTACTGCGTACACGTTATCGAAGCCCGCCCCTAATGAGGAAAAGGCGGCGAACAGCGGAGCAGCAACGTGACCTCCGTGCTACGACCGCCCTCGTCATGTCCCTGTCGACCAAATTACGACTAGGACCGAAGAGCCGCGCTCCAGACAATCGCCGCGCAGCATCCGCGGGCCTGGAGGGCGGACTAAAGCCGTGGGAACTTGGGCAGCACTCAGACGATAATGCCGAGCCGCCGGCTGCGGCAGCTGAACGGGCGAGCCCTCGGGCCACGCGCTGGTAAGACCCTCCGCGAGAGCGCGCGAGGCGCCGGATAAAAGGCCCCAGGAACGGAAAAACGCGAGGCCAAAGTGCCAGTGAACGATCGCAGCCTAACGCGCTGGGGACGCCGGCGCAAAGGAGATCGCTCATGCCGCCGCTGTCGCTTTCTAATGACGAGCTACGCGATTTGATGCACTTGGCCGAAGTGGTCCCGGTTGAGTATCGCGGCGCGTTCCTCGAAGCCGTCGCGTCTGCGCTCGGCGACATGTCGACGGTTGGTCCCGGCAGCCTCTATCGTATTGCCGCCGCTTTGCAGCGCGATTTCGTCAACGCGACGGGGCGGCTTAACCGATCGAGCAAAGATAGATTAAGCTAAGGGGGTTGTCGCCAAATGTTTGATCTGTGTTTGATCTGCTCGATCAAACACGGTTGTCCCGGCAAATCAAATCGATATGCCAAAGAGGACAGGTCGCTCGCTAATATATACTGACTCCCATAACCTAAGACCAAACAAGACCTATATATGCAACAAACATACAAACATATATATGTATATATATGATATGATTAGATAATTCTGTTTGATCGAGCGAGACAAACACAGTCCAAACACGCCAAACAACTAGCCTTTATGCGGCTTCTGTATTACCCGATAGCCATCATGCGTCCATTCAATTTCGCCAGCCTCGACGAATTGCAGCAGCAAATCCTTGATCTCAGCCGACCGTAACGCACCTCGAACGAATTGCTGGATGTCACGCAGCTTTAAAGTTCCACGGCGACGGATCAGCCCAAGAATTTTGTCGGCAAAGATGCTGCGCTCTGTTGCCGGCACATAGTCGATAGCGGCATTGGCGAGTGCCTCTCCAGCGGTCCAGGCGAGGCCGATGGCCCAATCCATGTCGGAGCGATCGACGGTAGCCCCATGACCCCAGCGACCGGCAGCCCGGATAGTTGCTAACCGCACGGCAATCTCACCAGCCCGTGCGATGTACGGCTGCAAATCCGGCTCGTCGTCCATCTTGGCATCGCGCATCTTTTCGAAGTCGCGATAAGCCGCCGCCGCGTGCTCGCTAGCCCACGTCAGCACGTCGGGCGTGAATGCGACCTCGGGGCTGTCGATCTGCAATAAGCTTTGCGGGCCGGACCAAAAATAGAGCTCACGCAATGCTGCGGCAAGCCGGTCGGGCACCTTACGCGGCTGAAGCGCGGGATCAGTATCGCTTGCGCGCAGCTTGGAATTGAGCACTAAGAAGCGATTGAGAAAACCATTGCTAACGCTGTCGCCCTGCAAAGCGGCATGGAACTCGTTCGGTGTCGAAAGACCTAGGATCGAGATCGCTGGCGACTGGATGATCTTCATTTCACGACTAGCCCATTCAGCGGTCGCCATCGCCGAGAACGAAGTGCCCCAGAGCGTACGCAAAATTTTGCTGATGGCGCTTTCGAAGCCGGATGCTTTGCGGCTAAGGATGCGCAAGAGGAAGGCGCCAAACTCGTCTTGAAGACAAAGCGCCAACGGCTTGCGCAGGATGAAGTTCACCACCGACGGCATCGAGATAAATTCACCGGGCCCGATGTGCCCTTGCGCACCGGCCGCCTTCATCAACGCCGTCACCGCGTCGAGCAGATATTGTTTACCTGATCCGGTGCGACCGACCGCCACCACGTACAGATGCGTCGCCGATCGTGTGGGGCCGGCAACGCGCCGGCCGATCAGTGTGCCAACGACGGCCACGGCGGCGCCAAGCGCCAGTACCCGGTTGGGCCGCCGTGCGGTGGCAGTAATCCAATCGATGATGTCGCCGACTACGCCCGGCACCGTGGTGAAGGCCGCTAGCGTGTCAACGGGCGCGTCAGCGATGTGGCTTGGCGGCGGCGATACTGCTTCGGCTGGCGTGTTCGCCGGTGTTTCGAAGTCGACGCTAGCATCGGCGAAGCCAAGCCGACGGCTCAAATAGTCCCAAGCACTGGCGAGATCACAGCCGAGCGCCATCATCACAAGATCGAGCGGCGTATAGCCCTGGTCGGCGCCGAAGTCGCGAATCCCCTCGGGCGCAATCTTGAGATTCAGATGCCGCTTTTCCGGTGGCCGCCCGGTGGTCGATGGCCGCCACATCGGGACCGCCTCAAAGCCCCGGCGAGCGCGACGGCAGCGATAGAGCCCGAGCGCCGGCACCCAGGCTTCAAGATCTGCGAGCGCCAGATCGTTGAGCTGCCGGTGCGGTTTGTCGTCGTCACCGCTGCCGCCAGCGTTGCCGGCGCCGTTCGGCTTAGCTTCGTCAGTCTGATAACCGAACGGCGCCAGCGCCGCCGAAATTTGCGCAATGACGTCGGGGCCCAGCTCCGGCAACTCATCCGGAGTCACATCTTCGAGCGCTTCGGTGCCGGTCCAGACATAGGGCTTGCCGGTGTCGGGATGCAGCGTCGGCGGCAGCACGGTTTGCCGACCAGGACCAATCAAGTCGACAACACGGCGGCCGTCGAGGTTCCAGCTCGTCGAGCTGGTGATCTGCGGCCCGAAATAAAACAGCGTCTCGCCCTTGCCACCGCGTTTGCGGATCGGCGTCGGCGGCAGGATGCTGGTGATGGCAGAGATGACTGTCGCATCGTCGGTGTCGATATCGATAGCGATCGCCCCGCGACTTGCCGGGCCAGTGACAACACCGATCCCGGCATCGCCGGCACCCCAGCGGGCGCGCTCGCTTTCCGGCGGCGCACCGCGGTTGAAACGCTTTTGCCAATTCGACAAGCCCAACCATTGCCCGTCATGAAGGAAGCCGGGCCGTTTGGTGCCGGGCATGATTGGAATGGCGGCGAAACCCCGCTCGATCAAACGCTCGCCGATGTCGGCATACGCGCCCACCGTGTCCTCCCCTTAAAACGGTGGTTCGTGCTCGAGAATGCGGCGGCGCAGGCTGTGCTCGTAGCCCACGATAATGCGGCGGAGAAATTCCTCCCACTGTCCGACGCTCAACGCGGCGAGATCGGTGGTGCCGCATTCGTCTAGGAAGCCGCCGGCACCGGTACCGGCTTCCAGCGCCGCGGCGCGCTCGTGTAGATCAAGGGTGCCGCTTGCCATCGCTGCGACATTTTTCGCCGCGCTGTGGCAGCGGTTGTCGTCGCACAACCAGATCATCGGGCCGCGGCCGTCGCGGCGATACCCGAGCCAATAGGCGTGCCGGCGACACACCGCGCACAGTGTTGGCTCCTTAGTAGCGAAGCGCGCGATCGTGCCCATCAAAACCGCACCTCGTCATTGATCAACGGCGGCGGTGCCACAACACGGTCTTGGGCGACGGTGCAACGACCCCAACGATTGATGTCGACCTTGCTGCCGTCAGGCCGCAGCACACGCTTTTCGATCACGTTCCAAAACTTGCCATTACGCGCGACGGTGATGGCGACGATCGGGTCTAGCTCGCCGATGCGCTGCACCGCTGCGTCAACGGTCGCGGGCACAGGCGCGCTTCCACCGAGCGCGAACCATTGCCGCTCGGCCATTTCGCGGGCGTAGCCAAGGCGCTCAAGCGAGAAAAATTCGGCGTAGGCTGACAGCCCACACAGGTACTCGACGCGAAGCGATGGCGGCGCTATCGGATCTGAAAATTTGACGTGGCGGCGGACGCTGATCTCGGTCACCGGCAGCCAGTCGCTGGTGCCGCCCAGGATCGGCACCACATCGGCGACCGCAGCGTGCTTTGGCGCCGGTTCCTCCATAGGAAACTCATGGCCGCAGCACGAGCACACCGCATCGCGCAGCGCGTTTAGCTCGCCGCAGTCGGGGCAGCGCTTGGCGGCAACGGTATTGACCTTGATGCCGGCCGGCGCCTTGTCGGCGGCGCGATAGCCGCTGACGCGATGGACTGGGCCGTGACGCCAAATGTTGTCGGCAAAATCAAGCACCAGGCAGTCGTGCTTGCCGTCCGCCTTGCGGGTACCGCGGCCGACCATCTGGACGTAGAGCCCGGTCGATAGTGTCGGCCGCAGCATGGCGATCAGATCGACCGCCGGCACGTTAAAGCCGGTGGTGAGCACGTTGACGTTTGTCAGGGCTCGGATGGTGCCAGAGCGGAAGCCGGCAACGATAGCTTCGCGCTGATCGATTGGCGTCGTCGCCGTGATGGTTTCTGCCACCACGCCGCGTTCGCGCAACACGTTACGCACGTGCTCGGCATGGCGCACGCCGGCACAGAAGACGAGCCAGCTCCGGCGATCTTGCCCGCGCTCGACGATCTCGCTGACGGCGGCGTTGACCACGGTATCTTCGTTGGCCGCGTCTTCCAGCGCGCCGGGAACGAATTCGCCGCCGCGCACTGCGACGCCCTCGACGTTGATGCGCGCGGTAGTCGCCTTCGATGTAAGCGGTGCTAGCCAGCCGTCGGCAATGCCCTCGCCGATGCCGTATTCGAAGACGATCTCGTCGAAGATTTTGCCATTGCCTTCGTCGAGCCGGCCCGAGTCGAGCCGATACGGCGTCGCGGTCAAGCCGCACACCCGCAACGCCGGCTCAACCTCGCGCAGGCCGTCGATCAGGCTGCGATACATGCCGTCGCCGTCATGGGGCACAAGGTGCGCTTCATCGACGATGATCAGATCGCGGCGGCCAAGGCGCTGCGGCTCGCGCCACACGCTTTGAATGTTGGCGAGCACAATGGGCGACTGCCAACCCCGCTTATTGAGCCCCGCCGAGTTGATGCCGACCGGCGCGTCGGGCCAGACTTTCATAAGGTGGGTGAAGTTCTGCTCTACCAGCTCGCGCACGTGCACCAGCAACAGCGGCCGAAACGGCGGATGGCGCGCACTAATGTCGGTGATCAGCTTGGCGATCACCAGCGATTTGCCCGAGGCGGGAGCCATCGAAACGAGGGGATGGCCACCTTCGTTGTGCCAATAGGCGTGGAGTGCGTCGAGCGCCTGTTGCTGGTAAGGCCGCAGCTCCATGTCAAGCCGCGGGCTTCTTCCAGGGTGCCGCTCCGAGGCCACTGGTCGGCTTGGTTGCCGCAGCGGCGGGTGTCGCCGGCCGTGGCGGCGTCGGCGATGACGGTGCGGGCGCGGGCGCATCGGGCGCGTTGAGCGGGCGCACGCGGCTGACGACGTTTTGATCGTCCCAAAGCCCTTGCTTGTCGGACTTGATGCCGATGCGAACCTGCATCGGCTTAAACATGAACACTTCGGGATTGGTCACTTGCTCAGTGATGCCCAAGGCGGTGCAGATGTCTTTGATCTTGCGCCGCGCGATATCTTGGGTCTGCTGGTTGCTGTGCTGATAACAAAGGTAGTCAAACACCTGTCGCCCTTCGTGCGCACTGTCGATGACGCGCCACACGAGTTTCAGCATGTGGCCGTCACCGTTGCTCGGCACGGCGAGCGTGGCTTCGATGATCTCGGCTGTATAGTTGCCGACCGAGATCGGCTTGAAGCTGGAACCTTCCTCTTGTGAAGGATCGAAATGAAATTCATCACTCATGATACTTGGTTCTCCGTGTTGATCGATACTGTTGTTGGTTCGGATTTCACGAGGCGGGATCTAATCGCCATGAAGAAATCGACCAGCCTCAGTTTGCTGACGATCTCGGACGCTGTTCCACTGATAAATGCGCCGCCGAGTCTCAGCGACGATCTCATTCCACTTTTCGTCATCAATCTTCATTTGTTTGGTTCTCCTGTTTTGCTGTTGGTCGCGCTTGCAGTTTCGGCGCGACCTGTGGGAACAACGGCGCGAGCGATACGCTCACGTCGAAATCTTTCGGGCAGGCGATCTTTGCTGGCAGTTCGAAGCGCGACTTGGCGACAAAAGCCGGCTGTGCTTCGAAGTGCAGGTATCGCGTTGAACCCCCGGCACCGCGTGCGCGCTTGCGGCTAAAGCCGGCGTCTTCGGTGTGCACGACCACGTCCGTGGCGAGAAAACCGACCGCATCCATTTCATCGAGCACTAGGCCGCGGGCGCGTTTGTGCAGGCGTAACTGAAAACTCGAATAGGCCGGGGCACGCGGATCGTTGACGATTTCGACGCCGCTGTGGGCGATCAATACCACCGTCATGCCACGCTCACGGCGCAGCCAGTCGAGGCCAGCGAGCACGTCGCGCCACCAAATGTCGGCGATGACGAAGCCTTTACCAAAACCCGGCGCCTCGATTGATGGCCAGCCACTGGTGGCGCACACGTCGGCCCAGATCAGCGCTTCCAACCGATCGAGGCTATCAACGACGACGGTGGCAAACTCGTGCGACTCATTGGCGAGCGCCGCCAATGCTTCACGAAACTGGCTGAAGTTCGACAACAAGCCGAACGTGGCCAACGTCACGCCGCCCGGCGTGCCATCTTCGGTCTGAATGAAAACTGGCCGTGGAAATCGTGCCGCCAGTGAAGTCTTGCCGACGCCCTCGGTGCCGTGGATCGAGATGCGTGCCGGTAATGTGGCCGCGGCTTGATGGATGGTGGCAAGCGAGATCGTCATGCCGACACCCCGTCGTGCATCAGCGCGTTGGTGATCTCCGCGGCATGGTCATCGGCATAGATCAGGGCGTACTGGGCCAGCGCTGCCTCGGCCTCGCGCCGGACGTCGGCCAAATGCAGTTCAAGTTCGCAGCGCGGGACATTCACGAGGCGAGGGTGGTGCCGCAGCGTGTCGATCGCCTTATCGAGCAAGGCGTCGAATACGACATCGCCGGGCCGGCTGCGGTCACAAATGTCGCCCAGCGTTTCGGTGACGATACGGCGCACCTTGCGTTGAGCGGGAAGCGATAGGGACTGCCGTTTCATTGCGGAGCCTCCTGCGGCGCTCGCCGCAAGAAATGAGGGATCTCGAGATTAGCCACCTCCGAGCCAGTGGCGCGCCGGTCCCAAGCATTGGCCACCGGCGGCTCGCTTGGCGCCTTTACCTGGCGCAGGAACGCTTCGCGATGATCGATGGGTGCGGCCGCTAGGAGGTGATGGAGGCCGACGGCATCGACGAATTTTTGCTTCTCAGCCTGCGTCGCCCGTGCCCAGCAATCGAAGCTGTTCAATGCCGGCGGCTCGCACGGCAGCGTATGCCCGGGCCGACTTAGGGTATTCTGCCAACGGGCTCCCGCCGAGCCAGAAATGGCGCAGGGCGTGGGGCCCACCCCGTTTGGCTCTAAACCCCCATTGGCGCTGGGCTCCACTTTGGCAGCGAGCCCTGCCCGGAAACCGGCAACGAAATGGTGATCCACTCCAGTGCGGCGAGCGATCTCGCGATTGGACAAGCTGGCGGTGGCGGGATCCGTTAGTAGATCGATCAGCGGCGCCGTGACGACTTGTTTTTTCAGATCCCATGAATTAAGTGGCGAGTGCATCTCTAACTATCCCTCTGTTAGGGCGGCCGATGTTGTGAGCACCGGCCGCTCGCTTTTTTTGGTTCTCAGATCAGCGGCTCGAAGACACGGCGCTTGCCGTGCGACAGATGCAGGCGCGCGCTGTTAATCACCATGGCGCACATGCTGCTGCCAAAAATCGTTGCCAAGATCGCCTTCATGTCCTGGCAGTCGGACCATTCCTGCCAGCGGCGGGGCTGGGCCTCGATGGCGTCGATCGCGTAAGCCAAAGCCTTTGCGACGATGTAGCCATCCCGGCCGGTGACCGAGTCGTTGGGCTCCCAATCAAGCCTAGGCTCGGGAAGTCCAAGCTCCGTCTTGCTTGGTATGCGGAACGTGGTAGAAGTTGTTTCACTCATCCCAAATCTCCTTTCGGGATTGATCCGGTCCCCGGGAGCAAATAGCCGTCCAAGCTCTAGCTCCCGGGTCCCGTTGCTTGCCGCTCTTCGGTGAGTGCTCGGCGCCGAGCGACGAGTAGCGCCGGGCGAAACTCAAAAGGCCGGCATCGCCTATGCGGCGGCCGGTTTTCGTCTATTCAGAGTCTTTTATTTTCTGCTTGTCGGCGCACGGCTTGGCGTTCGCGTCGTGATATTTGCGGCCGCGAATGCGCTCTGGCTCCGGCATGATCCCGAGCTCAACCCAGCGGTCGAGCGTCTTGGTCGAAACGCCCTGTTGCTCGGCTTTGCGGCTATGCGGGAGCTTCAGCTTCTGCGCCGCTACTTGAGTCTCAGACATGGGGGTGAGTGCTCCTGTGTCCGGTTAAGTCGGGACACAGCGCAGTATCTCACCGGTAAAACGAATCCGTTGCCTTTAATTGCTATCAATTGATATTAATTCGGGTGGCGCATATCGGCGCGAACAGACTCAAACCAAATTCGCAGCTTTGTCTCGAGCGTCTTGAGTTCCGGAATACCCTCATCCTCGAAATGGTTCTGGCACCATTCCTGTAAGGTTCGGGCGAGAGCGCTATCATTGTCCGGCACCCCATCAATGTGAATATGGCGTATCACTTCAGCAACGATTTTGTCCCAATCAAACTTGACTTTCCGCCCGCGTTTCCGACCACCGCTGGCCTGCTCCGCTAGCCTTTCGAGGAGTTTCACAACGCCCGAACGCGACACCCTCCATTCCGTCGTGAAGAAATTCTCGACGGCCTTTTGCATGGTCAATTCTGCCGTCCACCGATTGTCATCACCGTCAATGGTCTTCACTGTAATCTGCAAGTGCGATTCAAAGAAATCGGGAGCGACTTTTTTGCCGTTGGCCCACAGCGAGACTTCGTCGGCAGCAATGGCACTCTGGAGCAGCACCCTGGCCTGACCCGAATGCTGGGACGGCAACAGCATTTGAAAGGCGGCATCGATCGTGATGAGATTGTCGGGTTCCATCACCGAGCACCTTTCAACGGCAACACCTTCGCCGATTTGCCGTCGACAAGCTGCTCGACATGCGCGCCCCATCGGTTCAGAGCATCGCGCTTCTCAGCGTCGAAGCTGTGTTTCTGATAGACGGCGACGATGCCAGCGAAAGAGCCTGACGAATGGTTCAGCACCTTCTCGATCACCGGCAGATTGATGCCGAGCCGCGCCAAGCCAGAGGCGAGCGTGCGGCGAAGATCATGCAGCCGCCAGGGCGGCATATCAGATGACAACAACGCATCCAGCTTAAGCTTGTTCTTGGAATAAGCGCTCGACGGACTTTCGCCGTTCGTCGTCAAGACGAAGTCGCCCGCTATGCGGGGCAGGGTGGTCAAGACGCCCAGCGCCCTCTCGCTTAGGGGGACCGTGTGGGCCTTGTTATTTTTCACCCGCCGCGCAGCTAGCGTCCACAAGCGCGCGTCAAGGTCGAGCTCGTCCCAGCGCATGCGAGCGACTTCATCGCGGCGCTGACCGGTTAGAATCAGAAGCTTGACCAGCCCGCCAAATGGACCACCGAGTTCGTCGGCTGCTTGCCAAACCAAACGCAGCTCGACGTCATCCAATACCCGGTCGCGGGACCGCTCGGTCGTGGGCGGCCGGACTCCCATACAGGGCGACGACGGGATGATGTCGCGCGCTACTGCCCAGTTGAACAGCTTCCGCACTGCGGAATAGACGCGGTTAGCACCGATCGGTCTGCCGCTCTCGACGATCCGGTCCAGCAAATCGAGCACGTCTCGGCGCGTAATGTCGGATAGCAGGCGGTGACGCCAGCGTGGCAGTACGTGAACAACGAGCAACCGCTCTGTCTCTGCGGCTGTGCGTGGCCGGTTTTTCCGTTTGCAATGCAGCTCGATGAATTTCTTCGCGATAGCGGCGACGGTGTCGGGTGCTGCGTCGCGCTGTTGTGCTCGCTCACGTCCTGGGTCGCGGCCTTCGGCGACGGCACGGAGCGCCTTCATGGCCAAGGTGCGCGCGTGTTTCAAATCAATGCGCGGGTAGGGACCGATTGTATGCTTCCGCGATACGCCGCCGTGGCGATAGCGCACCGCCCACGACTTAGCGCCGCTCGGCTGCACGACGAGATAGAGCCCCGGCAGGTGGCGATCGGGAATTTCATCCCGCTTGGCAGTCGGCTTGATCGTCTCGACTGTGCGGGTGGTGAGAATGTGCGGCAAAGTCTGAGGCTCCGTTCGGGGTAACGCCGGGGTAACAGAGACGGCGTTGCTCGCCTTGTCCGGCCATGTCCAGGAAATATGCGGACAAAGTCCCGTAAATCAAGGCTAACCTTCACGTTTCCACTTACTTTTTGTCTGACAGTGTCTGGACGCGTTTAGCCCCGATACAAGACTTCGAATCTGGGGGTCAGGGGTTCGAATCCCTTCGAGCGCGCCAGTAAGCCATTGATTTCGATTCAGAATTGCTGCGCGATTTTTCTGGTCTTGACAACTCTGCAATGTGGGGCAGCACCGGGGCAACACGCGCGACAGATTTATCCGTTGCTTGGAATGCTTCGAGCGTAGCGTTCGCGTCTTTCTGGAATGCTTCGAGCGTAGCGTTGGAAAGCCTCACGGAAATATTCGGCTTCACTCAATCCCGGCGTGTCTTTTCTGATTTGCTCGTATTCACCCTGCAAAATACGTCTCCAAGCCAGCCTGTGATGATTTACGTGCTCGCGAAAACTTGGAGATTTCCGCCAGCGGGTTACCGTGCTGGGTGACACAGCCATCTCCTTGGCCAACTCGCGAACTCCAATTTTTACTCCCTGGAGTTCTAGTTGAGCTTCCGTCTGGGCAGCTTTATCCAGTTGTATGAATCCGTCGGCGAGAGATTTTCGGTGCCGATCAATGTCTAGCAATTCTTGAAAAAGACAAACCAAGGCTTCTCCGCCTATACATTCGAGCAGCTCCACCGCGACGTCGGAAATCTCTGTTCTCGATAAAACTCCCAGTAGCCTTACAGGTGCACTTCCCGATTTTGCCTCTGCGTCACGCAAGACTCCTAATTCCTTGCGGAGCCACGATGCGACGGTTTCCTTAGTTTCCCAAGCTGGATCAGTAAGCGCCAATGACGCGACGTGGTGTGAGAAGCCGCCACGTTTCTCGATAAGATCGGAGACCGCCCACTTTCGATGGAGCGTTGCTTCCAGAGTGCGGTCCGGCCATAAGTACTGCGGCGCCCAGTTGGCCTTCTCGGCCGCTTCGGCCGTTTGGATGAGATCGGACTTCACTTGAAGTTGCTCGTTTACGTATGCCTTAAGCCTTTCGAAGTTGCCCTCCGCTTTCATCGCTGATGCTCCTGCAGCCTTCGTTCGGGATAGGCGTTTGTCGTTACGGCCGATGCTTTACCTGTTGCGATCGAAACCTTGTGCGCAACACTGGGAATGCTCGTATCTGCTTGTTGCCCAAATGTCCGAGTGATTCACAGCGGGTGACAGACGATGTCCGATTATGCACTCACGCTTAACGCTTCCGAGGCGGCAAAGTTGCTCGGTCTTGCGCCGAGCACCCTCGCCAAGCTTCGGCTTAACGGCAACGGGCCGGTGTATTGCAAGTTAGGTCGCCGGGTGGTGTACCGCGGAGCCGATCTCGAGCAATGGCTTCAGTCTCGTACTGTGCGCGATACATCCGACGCGGACGCCCGGTTCCTGAAGGCGTTGACGGCCGCGCATCCGCGAAAGGCACACCGCACCGGAATCGAGCCGATGTAACAAACGCCGCCCTGAGGGCGGCGTTTGCGTTCTAATCGGGGCAGGCAGGTTTGTGGCGCAAAGGTCTTGCACACCGTAGCGCGCCGAGGGTTCGAGTCCCTCCTGCTCCACCACCAACGAGTTAACGTAGTCGCTGACAGCGCTGCATTAGCTCGCCTCAAAGCAGAGTGCAAGCGGCTTATGCAGCGCCAATTCGACAGCCGATACCGGAACCGTCAACGGCAGCGCCCTTGTGGCCAGGTGCTCGTGATCGAGTACGCCGTCACGGGCGATATGGCTGACGGTCGCTCACTCCCGCCCTTCATCGAGGACAATGTCGCCTGGCACGTGGCGTGCCGCGGCAACGGCCGCACCACTTGGCGCCGCCTCTACCTCGCGCCTCCTCCCGCCTCCGACCGGCGCGCAACGCCGGGAGGCCAAACACCAACGCTGTAACAAGGAGCCAGCCCAATGGTGGATATGAAGCCGTTTGCCGGTCGGAACTTCGTCAAGGTTGACGACGTTCGCGGCGGTCCGATTGAGGGCACTATCGTCGACATCAGCGAGGGCGATTACGGGAAACTGAACCTCACGCTCGACACCGGCGACACGCTTAGCCTGAACAAGAAGAACACCGCGAGACTGGTCCGCGAGTTCGGCGCCGATAGCGAGCGCGCTCTTGGTCATAAGGTTCGCTTCCGGCTCGGTGAGATTAAGGTCGGCGACGTCATGAAAGAGAGCGTGGTCCTCGAGCCGATCATGACGTCGGACGCTGCGACCGTCGAGGAGAAGCCCTTCGACGACGAAATCAAGTTCTGAGTCACACCGTGCCGGGCCACGAGCACGAGGAATGGGTGCGGCGCGCAAAGAGCGTACCCATCGAGCGCGAGATCGAGCGCCGGAGCATCAAGCTCCGGCGCGCCGGCGCCGAGCATGTTGGCCCCTGTCCCAAATGCGGTGGCGATGATCGCTTCGCGGTCAACACCGAGAAGCAACTCTTCAATTGCCGTGGCTGCGGCGTAGGTGGCGACGTGATCCAGCTCGTCGAACTTCTCGACGGCGTCGACTTCAAGACGGCCTGCACCACGCTGGCTGGGCCGCCGGCGCCCAAGGTCACCGGCAAGCCGAACGGCCACGACACCTCGAGGAAGGTCGTCGTGGCGAGCTTCGAGTATCAGCAGGAGGACGGCGCCGTCGCCTTCGTCGTTGACCGTATGGAGTTCCGGAAGCCGGACGGTAGCTTCGTTCTCAAGGACGGGAAGCACGACAAGGAGTTCCGCCAGCGCCGCCCCGACCCCGATCAGCCCGGAAAGTGGGTTTACAACGTTGCCGGCGTTCCGATGGTGCCTTACCGGCTGCCGCAAGTCCTCGAGGCGCTCGCCGCCGGCAAGCCGGTATTGATCGTGGAAGGCGAGGCCAAGGCCGATCTCCTCTGGTCCTGGAACGTCCCAGCGACATGCTGCAGCGGCGGCGCCAAGAAGTGGCGCCCCGAACACAGTGAGTTCCTGCGTGGCGCCGACGTCGTTCTCGTTCCCGACAACGACAACGCCGGCTGGGAGCACATCAATAGGGTTGGCGAAGCGCTCGTTGGTGTTGCTAAGCGGATCCGTGTGCTGGTCCTGCCTCATGAACGGGAGAAAGACGACGTCATCGACTGGTCCAAGGCCGGCGGCACGCGCGAACAGCTAGATCCGCTTATCGAAGCCGCTTCGGATTGGTCGCCGCCGCCGATGCAAACGGTCGACAAGGCGAAAGCGGAGGCGACGCGCGCCGAGGACGAACTGATTGCCAACCTCGCGAAGATGTCGCCGGGGATTAAGTCCGCCAGAGAGCGCAAACGGCTGGCCAAGAATCTCGGTGTCACTCGCAGTGACATAGACGCCGAGGTCAGAGCCTACCGCGATAGGGCGGCACCGCTTTACGGCCACTGGATCGTGGAACCGTGGCCGGAGCCCGTCGATGGCGATTCGCTGTTGCGCGACATCATTGTTCGTCTCCGTCGACACCTCGTGTGCGCGCACGGCGACGCCCTCGCCATCGCGCTGTGGATCATGTTTTCCTGGGTGCACGACGAGGTGGCGACGCATTCGCCGATCCTGGACATCAGCAGCGCCGAGCCGGAGAGCGGCAAGACCACGACGTTGGGCTTGATTTCGTTCCTGGCGCCGAAGTGTCTGTCCTCGGTGGAGATCGCCGAAGCGGCGCTCTATCGCTCGATCGAACTGTGGCAGCCGAGCTTCGCCATCGACGAGTTCGACGCGGTGCTGGCCGGCGACGACAAGACCGCACTGCGGTCGATCATCAACAGCGGCCACACCCGCGGTCAGGGTGTTGTCCGATGCGTCGAACCTGATTACAGGCCTAAGCTGTTCAAGACGTTTGCACCGAAGGCGATCGGCATGATCGGTCGCAAATTGCCGGCGAGCACGCTAGGCCGCTGCATCATCATCGAGTTGCGCCGGCGCACGATGAACGAGGCCACCGAGAGGTTCGCGCATGTCGACGATAGCGAACTGGCCGATCTGCGTAGGCGCGTGTGTCGCTGGTCGACGGATAACGCTCAGACGCTTCGTTGCGCGAAACCGTTAATGCCGGCAGGGTTCGACAACAGACGGTCCGACAATTGGCGGGTCATCCTGGCGATCGCCGACCTCGCAGGTGAGGACTGGGGAGATCAGGCGCGGGAAGCCGCCGTCGTCCTCGAAGGCGCCTCCGATAGCCGGACAGCCGGTGTCCGGCTTCTCGAGGCCATCAAGAAGGTGTTCGATGGGGTTCCGGATCTCGACGCGATCAGTTCACACGAGCTCGTGGAGACGCTGACGGCCGACTCCGACGCCGAGTGGGCCGAGTGGCGGTCGGGCAAGCCGATCACGCAGGCACAGCTGGCGCGCCTTCTCAGGCCCTACCATATCATCCCCGAGCAGGTCCGAATCAGCGGCGGTCACCAGGTGCGCGGCTACTACCGCTCGCGGTTCGCCGATGCCTGGCAGAGGTATCTCTTATGCTGTTCCCTTTCCGCTACCCGTTGAAACTGTCACAGCGTCACAAACCCGCGTGGCTCTTGCACAATACTCACTTTTGGGGCGTCACCAACGTTCCGCTTTGTGACGCTTCGAAGAAGTAGAGAAACCCGCATAACTATTGGCTTTGTGACGCTGTGACACTTCGAGACAGGGTAGAGCGAAAAGATAGTGAAGGCCGGAAGCCAATACCGAAAAATGCCGGCTTTAACCAACCATTGCCACGAACGCTTCGCCCCAGTTCTTGGCGCAGGGCAAAACCGCGACTACGATGAATAAGGAGCGCGTCGCCGCCATCGCCGCCTGCGGCGCGCAGCCCGCCGCCAGTACTAGCGCTTTACCCCCACTCACAGCGGCCGAGCGTGTACAGCGCACTCGCAATCGCAAGAAACAAGATGTTCTGCTCATAACTCTGGAAATCCGTGCCAGCGAGCGAGCGGCGCTCATTCGCCACGGACTTCTCGCAGCCGACAAGGCGCGCGACAAGTGGGCCACGCGGGACGCGATTTATGCTTACTTGGAAACAGTATTGGACCCGTAGCACGCAACAACTGTGAGAAATATAGCGAGAGGTTAGCTTGTAACGCGCAAACAAAAACCCTGTAGCGCGCAAGCAGTATACAAATTACAACAAATCAGCACATTTCCCGAACGGCCAGAACGCGGATCGACGTCGAAACCTGATCGCTGAGCGCCTGAAGGCGATGGAGTGTGGCCAGTTCAACGCGGCCAACACTGCGACCAACGCGGCCAATACTGCGACAAGGAGAAAAGCATCTTGTCCGGCCACCGCTTCCCCAAGCCCGAAAACGACCTGCGCTAACTGTTCGTAAAATGACCCGTTACCGGCCAGTTCCAGCAGAAAATCGCGCGGAAACCCAATAACCGCGCAACAACCGACGGTCGCGCCAATCATCGAATTACGAACAGTTCCAGCCGATGGCGCGCGCTAGCGACCCCCGGCAGAGCGTTGGGCGCGGTGCTCTCGGCGGCGCTTCTCGGCCGAGAGCGATTTGGACCCCCGTACATCCCCTAATGGCGGAAATGAAAATGAGTATGGAACCGCCGCAGTCACACGCCCAAAAAAATTTTTCAGCCGTTCCCAGGTTAGACTAAACGCCTCGTTAGACTGACCCGATCATGACTGATCCGATAAGGGGTGCGCCAGCCGATGTCCGCTTTTTGGGGGTGAGTAACGGGACATCACGCGGGTAGTCCGAAATGGTCGAAAATGACCCAAAAGCGACCGTTTGCTGCTCTGCCGCGAAATAACGCGATGTGCCATTAACGACCAAAGTGCAGTGCAGCATTAGCAACGCGTCGTTAGGCGTCATGTCGATCTCCCGTGTCGATCCGCCCTCACGCTTTGGACGCTCAAAATCGTTCAGCATGTTGATTTTGATCAATGCCGCAGAGCGGAGATCTGTTCTAGCAATCGTCTTGCCGGGTGCGTGGAGACGACGGTCATGGCACCGAGCGACAAATCGCTGCAACTCTACGACATGATGGCGTGCTTGGGGATTGAACTGAGCGCGGAAGCCCTCCCGCGGTTCGCCCTGCGTCTTCCAACGGCGCGGCGACGCTGCGAGGCTTGCGCGGCGAAGGCAATGTGCGTCGAATGGCTCAATCTTACACCAGCCGCAGCAATGGCGCCGCGTTTCTGCAACAGCGCGGATGTCTTATTTGAATTGCGGTGCTCTCAAGCTGGGCCGCGTTCAAGCTAAGATGCGTGGCTCACCCTGGGTGATGTGGCTTTTAGCTTGGCTTCTTGACCCAGTATTTGCACCAACCAGTCGCGCCGATGTCCCCGTCGATTAGTTGGCAAGCCTTCGGGGGCTGAAACAGCGAGCAATTGCTGCACTGCTGGTCGCCCTTGGGCGTATCCTGATAGTCGGCTGCCTTCTGCGCCATCTTGGCGGCAGCTTCCCTGATCGCAGCGAACGTGGTTACCGCCATAGTCAAAAAGCCGAAGCCAGCCCAAAGAGCGTGTCGCCGGCTGAATGCACGTAACCGCACACGGTTGCTCATGGTCTGTCTCCTGATGGCCAACTCACCGAAAATAAGTACGGTGCGACGATGGCCTACCATGGTAGGTGGGATACGCCGCACCGCTACCGGCCTTTCACACCCCCGTGCTAGTGGGCCGGATCAGAAAGCGCATAAATCCATGTTAGCGTTTTGGTGTCGCGACGCAAACGTTTCCGAGTTGCCTTCCACAGTCATGTCCGTCTTTCCCTGACGCTATCAGACCGGCTGCACTTGATGGTCTACCCGGCAACGTCGGCAGGTCCGCGACATTGATGTGTTTGCGGATCGCGGACGCGCCCTTTGCCGCAACTAGGCGACACAATTACAGTTCGGTCAAAACCATGACCTCCGAAGGCCAGTTGACAACCGAACCCTTTGGTGCGCGCCACCGTTCCGTAGTAGGTGCAGAGGGGTGATGCCACTTG